AGAAAGGAGATGCTGGCCCTGCCGCCCTGTCGAATGCGGCTTCCGCCCCCCTCACGCACGCAAGCCCTTGTCCTACAAAGTTCAGATATGGACAACCGGATATGGGTGGGACACAGGATATGAGCATTACTCCCGAGCTACGTGCTCCATATCCCGAGCCAGCCTCCGTTATCCGACCCTTAAATCTACGGGTAATGGGGTTCTTGTTGCCCATTTGCTGCCGCGTCGAACGCTTTTCAGGCGAAGAAATCGTAGGCGTCGTGCCGCTGGCTGAAGGCGAAGCGCTCGCAATGGAAGGCCCACTCATCCGAGGCGGCCGCATCCTTCAGATCGTTGTAGCGGTCGATCAGGGCCAGCGAGCGGCTGGCGTGCTGGGTTGCGCCGCGACGGACATGGTTCGTCAGGGTATCGGTGGCCTTTGCCAGCTTGGCAAGCAGTGCTTTGTTCATGGTTTAACTCCGTGTTAAATGGGATGAGGGATCAGATGAATTCGTAGCGCACACCGTGGCACAGCAAATCGGCAGGGTTCAGGCCATCGAGCATGCGGCGCATGTTCTCCAGGCGCTCGATGCGTCGGGCGTAGAGCGCTTGGCTCAGCGCACGGGGCAGGCGATCGTTCTTGTAGGCGATGAGTTCGGTTCCGTCTTGCGTCCAGACGGCGTTGTCGTTGTTGTGGCTCATGATGGTTTCCTTCAGGCAAAAGAAAGCCCGGCCGAAGCCGGGCTGGGTTGGCATTTGACGATGCGTCAAATGGGATGAGGGGTTAGGCCAGGAAATCGAGCAGGGCGCGCTCGTACGCTTGCCACGCAGGCTCGGCCGCGGTGTCACGCTTGCGCTGGAGCACCAGCGCGTAGTCAACGCTCGCGTTCGTGCGGCTCAGCCAGGGATAGCAGGCAATGCCGAACCAGCATGCGAGTTCGTCGCCGATTCGGATGTTGAGGGATTCAAAGGCGGTACGCAGGGCGGCTTCAGTTTTCTTGGACATGATGGTTTCCTTCAGACAAAAGAAAGCCCGGCCGAAGCCGGGCTGGGTTGATTTAACGCGGTGTTAAATGGATCAGGCGAAAGCGCGCTCGATTGCGGCCAGCAACTCATCCTTGCTGGCGCCAGCATCGCGCAGCGCATTGATAGCCGATTGATTGACGCGCTTGACCGGCGTGGCCGCCACTTGCTGCGCTGGCGCCTTGGCTTTCTTGGGAGCATCGACGATCGCCTTGACCAGACGGCCGACGCGCACATGGATGCGCTTGTAGTCCGCGGATTGCAGCTCGAACAGAGCCACCGCGGCATCGCGCTCTTTCTTGGTCTTCATCGCGGCCAGCGCTTCCTCGGTCGGCGCCACTGGGTTAGTCAATTCGGTAGCGTAGCCTTCCACTTCCCAGACTGCGCCGCGAATGGCCCAGCGAACCTTCTTCGCGTCGGTGTGATCCACGCCTTGCTCGATCACCCATGCACGCATGCCACCGATCATCGTCTTGTAGGCGGCCGACACGCTCTGTTTCAGGATGCCGTGCTCGGTGTCCTTGCGGAGCAAATCGATCAGGGTCGTGTCGCCCTTTGCCAGCAGCGGGTACGCGGCGCGGGCCGCGGTGTCTATGTCGTCACCCTTGACGATAGCGGCGTGGGTGACAGAGAGGATATCGTTGAAGTTAATCATCGTTTGCTTTCAGTGAGTGAGGGGGAACAGAAGCCAGGGCCAATCCCTGATTTCTTAACTCAATTATAGGTAGCCTACTTTTGAGGGGGGTTTAACGTGGTGTTAAACGGGGGGTATCGAGGGGTACTGTCCCCCCACCCCCTTATATCGACGTGACTCCCACCGCTCCTATGAACACTGATCTTGTCTTTTAATTAGAAAATTTTGAAATTTTGCCGCATTGCGGTCGTACCGCGTGTTACAGTGCATTCACCTTACCTGTAAACCACTAATATGAGCTACAAAATCCTCGCAGAGTGCCAAAGACATGGAAGTTCGCCGCCGAATACGTGGTTTTATGCGTGCGAGTGTGCGTGTGGGCGTCGTTTCTTCATCCGCAAGGACAATTTCAAGCAGCGGAAGAGTGATTCCTGCGGCTGTACCGCTAATTTGCGGCTGCAACGCGCAACACGTCGCTACAAAGAGGCATATACGAACCCGAAACACCCGCTTTTTGGGATGTACTCCCGGTGGCGCGACGTGGTTCAGCGGTGTCGGAACCCAGCACACAAGCGGTACGCGGCATATGGCGGCCGGGGTATCCTGTTGTGTGATCGCTGGACCGATTTCGAGGTCTTTTTGGAGGATATGGGGCCTTGCCCGCCCGGTTTGACGCTGGAACGCGACGAAAACGACGGCAACTACGAGCCGGGCAACTGCCGCTGGGCGTCCCTGCAGGAGCAGGCCCAAAACCGGCGCGGCGGCGAGGCCACCAGCGCCCGTATGAAGGAGTTTTGGCGTCTCCAGAAGGCAGGGCTGTGGCCGGAAGGCAAGAACAAGCGGGGCAGGTAAAAAACCCACGGAGGTGCCCTCCGTGGGTTTCACTTTCCACCTGATCTGAACCAACCTTCACCAACACAAGTACCATACACCCATCTACGGCACTCCGCCAGCCGCACGAATGGGGCCGACATGGTTTTGAATCACCTCCTCGAATTTGAATGGGACGACGAGCCCGCAACCGCGCCAGTCTCCCTCGATGACGCCACTGTCCCGGCCCTCCTCGACGCGCAAGCGCGCACGGCCGACTGGCTCGACAAGATCGGCGCCCACAGCGAGCCCCCCAAGCCCCAGACCATCGACGAAGCGGCCAAGGAAGCGGCCCGCGCCGCCTTCTGCAGCGTCACGAACCCCTACACCGACCCGCTCAAGGCCAAGGCCGACCTCATGGCGATGTCTGCCCCGCCGGCGGTGCGCCACCTTGCGGGCATGCTCAGCCAATACGACTGGGCGTTCGTCCGGCAGGCGCAGGAGATCAGGGGCTACATCGTGGCACGCCTCGTCGAGCATGCCCAGAATCTTGACCCGAAGATCAGCCTCGCCGCCCTGAAGACGCTCGGGACCGTCACCGAGATCGGGGCCTATACGGAGCGCATCGAGATCGACCACAGGCAGAAGGACACGACACCCGACGCGGTGGTCTCGCGCCTGCGTGAGCGGCTGGCCGCCCTGCTACCGCACCCCAAACAGGAAGCGGAGATAGCCGAGGCGGTGGTGATCGAGCAGCAATGACGGACTTCCTCTCCTACGCCGAGGCCCTGGCCCGGCCGCTCATGCCGCCGGAAGAGGTGCGCGCCCTCATCGACTCCGTCGCCACCATGACGCCGGCCGACGCCGCGCTGGTGCTGAAAGACCTCGACGAACTGGATGAAGCGCAGGGGCTGGCCCTGGCCCGGTCATCCTTCCTGCACTTCTGCGCGCGCGTCTATGTCGGCTTCAAGCAAGGCCCGCATCACCGCTTCATGGAACCTCTCCTCCATCGCGTCGTCGAGGGTACAGAACTCCGTTTGACAGTGTCGATGCCTCCCAGATTTGGAAAATCCGAGACCATCGCCTACCTGTTCGTCGCTTGGTATCTGGGCCACCATCCCGACCATCAGATCATCATGGTCACGCACACGTCGGACCTGTCCTCGGCGTTCGGTCGGAAAGTGCGGAACCTGATCGGCACGGCCGACTACCAGCTGGTCTTCCCGCACACCGTGATCTCGCGCGACAAGACGGCGGCTGACGACTGGACGACGACGGCGGGCGGGAAGTACCTCGCGCTGGGTGTCGGCGGCTCGGTGGCCGGCTACGGCGCGCATCTGCTGATCTGCGACGACTTGGTGTCGGAGCAGGCGGTCCTGTCCAACCCCGACGTGGCGTTCGACACAGCATGGAAATACATGCAGGTCGGCCCGCTGCAGCGGCTGATGCCGGGCGGGGCGATCGTCATGATCGGCACGCGCTGGGGCAAGAAAGACCCCATCGGACGCGCGCTATCATGGGCCACCGAGAACGCGGAGTCCCTCCCGTGGAACGAGGTGCGCTTCCCTGCGATCTTGCCTTCAGGGAAGTCTCTGTGGCCCGAGCAGTGGCCCGTCGAGCAGCTGCTCGCCAAGAAGGCCGGCATGCAGCCACAGTACTGGGCCGCCCAGTACGTGCAGGAGCCGCACCACGAGGAGGGCGCCCTC